ATCATGCCAGTGATCAGAGAAGTTAGGGTCACCGCATAGAATTCTCCCAATTTTGTGACAGATCATATCGAGTGATTCACGTTGGTAATCTGACAGTTTTTGCCAGCCAAGATGATTACGAAGATAAGCCTTAAGGGCCTGCATTACATATGAATTCTCTGAGAAATCTCCGTGAGTTGTTGATCGGGTTGATAGGGTTTCATTGATTTGATTGGTCATTTGGTTTTAGCCTGTAACCTTTGCAATGCAGTCATTGCAGTTTGTGCTGGGGAAGGTGCTACTTTTTCTCCTGGGGATGGAGTGATTCGTTCTCCTGTAAAGATTGGGACGAGAGAAGCTTCGGAATTTCCTTCAGTAACTTGTCCACTACGTGATCCGGTAAGAATATTGTTTGCGTATGTAGTGGATGATCCAACGACGTGCTTCTTATTTCGTACTTCGCAATAAAAGACTTCGTCAAAATATTTCGCTGTATTACGAGAGAAATTACGAGTCCCGGCTGTAGGCACGATCTTAGGTTTTCCATCTACCATCTCCACTTCTGTTTCATGAGAGATACAAATGATTGAGAATGGAGCTTGCTGGACATAGGATAGGAAGGTATCCATAAGTTTACCTAGGTTTCCCCAGTCATCAAACTCCATCTTGTAATCTTCTGGCTGATTTTTTGTGATGTGAGCGATTGCAGAATTTGTTAGCTGAGTCAGTGAGTCTACTACAACTACTGTGTCACTGTCAAGGGCATTGAGTTCGACAGTTACGAAGGGGGCTGATTCTTTCTTGCAAATTGCACAGCCAACCTTTCCATGTTTCTCACAGATATCTACTCGTGAACCTTTGATTACTTTCAGCATCGTTTCAATTGCGATTGGATAGCCACGAGTATCAGGTAGATCAATTAGTTCAATACGTTCTTGTTGTTCAGGAGGAAGTTGGAATAGGACATTGTGACCTCCCTCTAGATCAAACCAAAGGAGGTTTTTGTGTGAGGATAGTTTACCTGCGAGATAAGATTTACCTGATTTGGGCGGGCCAAATAGAAGGATGTGATGGTTTTTAGTTGCGGTTCTTTGTGAGAGTTTCATACTGATTCCTCTTGGATAGATGTCTTTCCTAGTTGATTCTCAAGTAGATCAGCAAGAGATAGATTAATCTGATATACTTCCTTATCTTCAACTTCTGGTGTACAAGGTTTCGTGATGTATGTGTTACTCATTGTGCATGATTGCAGGTACTCACAGTCACGAAAGAAGTTATAGCAGGATTCTCCGCGCATTGGATATACCCCTGCCCCTTCGTATAACTTAATTGTTTCAATGTCTAGAAGGAGTTCTTGAATCCATAGGGCACGTTGGAGATAAGTTTTTACAAATGGGATGGTTGTGTAATCTCGGGAATGAGTTTGATAGATTAGGTAAAGGACTTGATAAGAAGATAGATGCTCGAAAATGGCATCAAGAACGATTGAATAGCCAATAGCTTGAGCAGAATTTTTATAAGTTGTAGGGGAAAGAGATTTTGATCCTGTTGTTTTACATTCGAGGACCAGAACCTCACCAGATACAGTGTGGCGAAGTACAGCATCAACATAGCCCCGATACCGAAAACCATCAGGAAAAATGATACAGAAAGATAGTTCACAGGCTGGTTTCCCTTCATGAAAAATTAGTTCATACTCTTGTAAGAATCCTGATTCTCGTAGGGATAGAAATCTTTTGAGGGCAATCATTGCATCCCAGAAAGACTTGGCACCTTTCTCGTCATAAGAGAAGAGATCAGCATGCCAAGTTGTGAACATCTTCATTACGATTTGTTCGTAAGAGATTCCCGGAGTAAGCGCAAGCTGGATAGCTTCTCCAACGACGTGGCCGAAAGAGAATGTGATTGTGGAAGTTTCTGACTCTTCGGCCCGGTGTTCTGTTCTTTTCTTGTATAGCTCAAACTTACGGGGACAGGTGTGGAGCGTAAGGAGCGAAGAATACGAGAGTTGTCGAATCCGGTAATCAATAGATCCTTCATAACCTGGTTCGTGCCAAGGTGTTGCGCTAGAATCTCCTGATCCCATTCCATAAGATCTGGGAGAATTTCCTGAGTCCAGCGCGAAATCATCGAGAAATGAATCGACGTCGCTGATTTGGGTAGACATTTATGTATCTCAGTTAGAAGAGGTGTATGAATTAGTGCGTATGATTTGGCTCGTGCATATGGTAGTTCTAGGAATTCTCGCAAGAGTCTGTATATTGGTGGGGGAAGTAGCAAAGCCCTAAAAACTAGGGCTGCATGGATAGATAAAGATGGAAGTTCCACATCTTATGGCATGATTTGGGGTGTGGGAAGTCCGGCTTTGCGAAACATGGCAAGGAGCAGATTACCAGGGAAACCACCAAGTTTTTGGAATTGTCCGCGCCGCTCAGTTTTGGTGCGAAGATATTCCTTCTCTTTCTCGGCGATCTTTTTATTATGTTCTTGAAATGCCTCAGGGTTTGGATTGTTATATACCCACATATCAATAGATCGTTCTAAGCGAAGTTCCTGAATTTGTTCTGTAATCTTCTGATTATGTTTACGCCAGGCTTTCATGATAGCTCCTATAAGTGAGAAGAAAATTAGAATGCATCAGCACCAAGAGACTTCACTTTTGCTACTGCACTTGTGGACTTCGCTGATTTAGTTACTGTCTGTGCTAGGAATGTATTGGTCTGCACTTCCAATCCACGAACAATAATACCAATCTCTTCTTCAGATAAGATTACTACATTCTCAGGCTGTTTGCGAAGTGCGGTATGAATTTCTCGTAGTAGAGTTGGCATGGATGGATGCCGATCTAGAAGAGCATTCTGGAGAGATTGGATTTTCTCTTGGAGTTCAAAGGGTACGGTCGGTGCATTCATCTTTGTTTACATCCTCAAGAGATTTACGGGCAGAGAAATACAGTTCTCGTGAATTGCTGTTGATATCGAAGATACGAAACTGAAGTAGAAAGACAACATCAGTTATGGACAGTTTGTTACTAATGCAGAGATCTACCCAGTCAATAAGAGAATCCTCTGCTGCTCTATACGTTTCTTCATTAATCATGATTAAATCATCTCCTTCTTCTTAAGCAACCAGGTAGGTACATCAATCCAATCCATTTCAGAGTGTTCCCTAACTTTCATCATCTTGGGACATTGTGATAGTGGGAACCACTCTTTTCTTGGGTCACCATTTTCATCACATAAAGAAATTCCGGCTAGTTCCCAGCATTCAAACTGAACTGCTTTCTCAGTTCTTGCTAGGATATAGCCGGAGATTCGTTTAACTTCAGGTTCGTTACTCATTGGTTATAGATGCCTATGATCTAGAAGGTTAATGGATGAGTCACTGAGTTTGAGATAGAATGTTAATATTGCATGGTTACGTGTATGAGTTAGGATAGTACAGAGAGGCGCAAGAGATGCTTTATAGGCAAGATCTTTCCACTTCTCTTTCGTAACTGCTTTGACAATTCTTGCATGGAGAGCACGATTTGCCGTTACTGATACACCTTTGGAAGATGCTTCAGATAACGGCATTGTTTTTAATCTGTGCCAGATATACTCGTACTGCCTCATGAAGATGGGATCATTATTTATCTATATCCTAGCCTCTAACAAGTTCTTGGAAAGGAGAGAAACAAGAATCTGAAAGAGTTTTAACCTTTGACTTACCTTAACAGAGTTTCCCGAGGAGTCGAGCCAGCCCACTGTTAAGATAGTTACGTTCTAAGGTATAGATAGATAATGATTTGAAGAGAGATGGGCAGTTTTACATCATGCCCAGGATGTTTCACTTTACTCAGGGAGTCTCTTACTTACGGACAGTTATCGAGACCAGTTTTTATGTGATCTTGCTGCCTTATCAGAACAATCGTCTGACTTTGTTCAGCGCGGATAATCAGGAGTTCAGAAACTATGAGCAGGGAGTGAAAGATAAGAGATTACAGATTACTGGCCAGTGCAATCACATCATCTGCACTGAGGTAAACATCAACCCGACGTAGCAGCATATCCAGGATTTCCTGATGCTGTTCTGCATCTGGGCAGCCTTCGATATACAGAGCAAGCTGGCCCTTCAGCTTTTCCAGAGTCTTCTTGTCTGACTTCCAAGGAGCAAACTTCTTGCGGTAAACAAGAGTTGCATTGGAAACTGCTTCTTCACTCTTACCAGTAGCACCTGGCATATAGCTAATGTAGCTTTGGCAGAAAGCACTCCAGGACTCTTCAGAAATACTCGAAGAACGACGATCTTCCTTGGGTTGAGATGCGATTGCAGCCCAAGTAACACGATCGTAAGGGAAGTTATCAGCAGTAACGTTTTCGTCATCACCAATGATACCAGCAGCAGCACTACGAACAACATCGTAAACTGCATCCATCAGAAGTTGAATTTCCTTCTCATCACCACGAGAAAGAATGTCAACTACACCATCAACTGAGGGAACCTTGGGATTGAGCTTGATTGAATTACGCTTGTTGCCGAGCTTGTCTTTCTTGAAATTGAAAACCATTTCAGGAGAGGTGACAAGACGGTCAACATTTGCAACGATTGCTTCGGCCATTTGGATTTCCTATTAGGAGAGAAAAGATTGTGAGGGAAGAAGGGAACTTTTGATAAGATCGGCAGTTCCCGTGAGCCGATGTGTGAACTATAGCGGTTCGTGGTTAGCGTGTCAAGGGGGTCCCCCTTTGGAAGTTAGATCACTCTTGTTAGGAGAGAAGTTCCTGTTGTTTATCCAATTTCCCCATAAAATATTGGGCTTTCTCTTCAAGTGTATCACCTTTCACTCTCTGACTCAAGATCCCTTTCACAAATGATTCTGGTTCACAGATAATATAGAGTTCCTCCCTTGCCCTAGTTACTGCGGTATAAAGCAATTCCCTTTGTACCATAGTTGCGTGGGATTGGTGAAGACAGAAGAATACTTTCCTCCATTCAGATCCTTGTGCTTTATGGACTGTGAGAGCATAACCTAGGAGAAG